TAAAACCTCCGACTTTATATTTTTTTTATCTACAGTGTACAATGACTGTTTTACGTGTACATCAAAAATTGAATTTCCTGAAAGAAAACCCAAACCAATAAGTGAATTAATAATTTTTGTATCTTTATTAAATAATAAATTCAACGGTAAATTTTCATTACTTTGATACGGAGTCCGAATAAATGAATCCGTGTAACAAATATTTATTGCGAGCTGGATAGTGGTTCCATTTTCATTGACCTGTTCTTTGTAGTTTTTATCTAATAAATTTATAATAGAATACTCGCTATAACCATATAAATAATTACTTGTAATCAAATTTGATGTAACATTTTTGTATTTATCAAAATTTTTACTATATTTTTCATACGTTTTAAATTCTTTTCTTACGCCATAAATATCATTTTCTAAATTAAATTCTTTTTCTGTTAATAAAAATGTAGGTATGCGTCTATGATTTATTATACTATTTCTTATAAGGTTTATATGTTTTTGAAAGGTATTGTTAATGTTGTTTAATGATGAAAGAAATACTTTATTTACATTATTAATTGAGAATTCTTTGATAAAAGGCTGTGATAAGAATAACGCGGTTAAAGGAACATTTGTTCTTGCATTATATTGACGACGCTGACCGACGTCAAGTTGTGATGAAATTGAGTTTATAAGTGGACTTTTATATTGTTTGAATGTTAACAAGTCTTCATAAGTGTATTGTATATTTCTTTTATTGACAATAATTAAAAAATCATTATTATTTTGTGGTGTAATATTAAAAAATAATAGAACAGGTGTAAAGAGTAAATTATCTGGTAATATGAATGACACATTTGTAAGTATATGCGAATGAACAATTTGACTTATTTCTGCGACTCTTGCACCATCAATTGCTAAACCGTTACTATCATTGATTTTTGGTTGAGGATACAATAACAAAATCGCTGACGAACACAATACTGCATTTATAATATTGGTATATGTTAGTTTTTCATATAAAATAAACGTAGTTGGATTTGCAAATCGTTTTTCATTTCCGGTGAAAACTACCATTCGTGTTTTTCTTTGTGCATAAGAAACAATAAATACATTATTCAGATTTTCATTTGAATCCAACCAATCAATGTAATCTTGGCTTACAAAGTAGTTTTTTTTATTATCGAAATTAAAATTCCTGTGGTTTGCTTGAATTAGCTCGACGAGAGCTTCTCTGCTGCATAAAGCTCCACGATAAAATAAATTTTTAAATAAGAGGACGGGTGCAAAATCTCCGAGTGTCTTATTTTCGCCTAAATTTAAAAATATTTTTCGAACATTATCAAAATCTAAAAAGTCTTCAACTGCTTGCAAGTAATCAAGTGCAATTTTTTTAGAATGACATTCGTACAAATATCTTGTATTCAATATAAATGCAATAATAACAGAACCAATTGAAACGCCTACACTCCATCGATATAAATGAGGGTGATACAAATCGTTTTCTATACATAACCGTAAAAATGTTAATTCGGTTAAAATGGAATACACGCCATTAACACCTTCTCCAGATATAGAAATATCGTGAATAACAACCGAATTCATGTTTTGGACATGTCGAATAACATTTTGGTAACGCAGATCTGCATTTTTTTTAAATGTTGAACATTCTTTTAAAGAAGATACATTTATATTTTTATTTACCTTGAATGATTTATTTTTAAACATAAAAATGAAACTATTTTTTTTATTTGTTTTATTGGTATACATAAATCAAATAAAAAAATAGTTTCATTTTTTTTTATTTTTAATTTTACATTTTCTTTTATTTTACTTTTATATTGCACATAATACTATATTACACAACAAACACAAACCTAAGCGCCAGTGACCTTCTTGACAATTTTCTTCTTTTGAGGTTCGGTAACAGGTGCAGGTGCTGCTGCTACAACAACGGGAACAGAAGGTGTGCGTGAAACAACAGAAGGAGTTGAGTCATCTTCAAACTCTTGATCATCTTCTTCTCCATCATCAGAGTCAACAGTCTCCGTAGTAAACTGTTGTTGTTTCTGTTGTACTTCTTGCTCCTCTGTGTGATGATCATTTTGAATCGACTTTTGTGTATCAGCAGACGAGTCAGATGAAGTGAGCGACAAGTGGCATTTTCCGCGCATGGAAAGACGAGGCTGAATCATACCCTGGACGAAGCGCCAAGTGACTCCAAATTTCCCGTTTGCAAACCAAATTCCACCACATTGAATCATCGTCTTCATGTGTGACAACTTGGTAATGATGTCCATGGGAGAAACATTTGGATCAGAACAGGGAAATACACAGTTTCTGTCAGCATCGTAGATTTCGACACCTTCCCACTTTCCTTGCCAGAAAGGCACCTTGATTCTCATAGTTGGCTTCTTTGACATGTCTTTTTCACATGTCGCCTTGTCCATGGGATACTTGAGAATGGGAGTGAAAAGAGCATCCACAGCATCAGGAGTCATCTTTGGCTTTGCGAACCAGTCCTTTGAATTCGCGAGTGCATCAGCTTTGAGCTTGGCTTCAAAAGCAGTCATTGCCTTCAAGAATCCTCGTGTCTCGTCATTGTCGAAGTCATCATTTGGAAACTGAAGCGACATTTCGTAGGAAATCTTGCCAGTCTTGTCGTCTGTGTATTGTTGAAGTCCCCATGTCATGAGAAGTGGAGTCCCGATGTAAAGTGACTGACCTGTCTGAGAGTTATAGATTCCAACACTCTTACCTCCAGTTGAGTTGACCTTGCATTTGGAATATTTGGTATCGGTATCTGGATTGAATACATGCCCCTGAATCATTGCCTGAGCGGAAGGGGCTGATTTGGTGGTGGCAGTAGTAGTAGTTGCGGACATTGTTATTGGTTGTAATCGAGCAGTTGTAATTGAACGTTGCGTGATAATTTTAAGAATAGGTTTCAAGTTTTCAATTTATGTTTTTAATGTCAACAAATATAAAATGAAAAAAAAATGAAAAAATAAAAAATGAAATATTTGAATGAATTGTATTGAATTATTACATTTCGATTTAAAAATATTTAAATATGTTAATATATAATATAAAAGTACTGTAAAAATAAAACTAAAACATTTATAATAAAAAAGATAGAATAGAATGTTTAACACGAATACAGAGCACCCACTAATTGCGAGACAGCAGACGTATATGTTGGATCGTAAATTGGTATCCGTTTCATCAGAGGATCGAGATCAGTGTCAGTGGAAAAATCGAGCACATTTTGAGATTACGTTACCTCAACAATTGTTAAATGTTGAGACAATACGTCTTGTGGAATGTAATTTTCCATCGAATAATTATACATTTAAAAACAATTATTTTAACACAAAATTTTTATTTTCGGTTGGAAGTTCGGATCCTATCGAGTTGACAATTACAGAAGGATTTTATACGCCGAAACAACTTGCGAATGAATTAACAAATAAGTTAAATAGTTTTTCTGGAACAACCAATTTTATTGTTGTATACAATGATGTGACACAAAAGTTGCAATTTGGAAATAAACAAGACGCATTCGAATTACTTTTTGATGCAGTCATCGAATATGATGTCAAGTGTTCGCAAGGCGGATCACAATACTGGTTGTCGAACGCTACAAGCAAGGGTGCGACTACACCGCTGTGTCAAGACGGAAAATGGGGACTTCCGTATTATTTAGGATTTGAAAAACAAAAGTATTCATCGCTTCCAAAGTCAGATCCATCTTTTTTAAAATTAACGTATTTGAATAGTGGAGACCCAAACTTTAATTGGTTAAGCAGTAGTTCGGGCGAATTTATTAATGCTCCAAACAAAATTAATGTGATTGGGGAGACCAACTTTTACATGGAGCTTGATAAATGCAACCAAGCCGACGAACTAAAACCGTATCCGCATAATACAAATGGGCTAACGAACAACACGTATAACGGCATGGTGAATTCTTTTTTTGCAAAGATACCGATACTCGGATGCCCGAATACGCAGTATTTTGATTCGCGAAATGGACTCATACAGAATTTGACCACATTTTTTCCGCCGTTGGAACGTTTGAGTAAAATTAAAGTGAAATTCAGATATCATGACGGAACGCTGGTTGATTTCAGTAATGATTTCAGTTTTACGCTGGCATTTGACTGTTATCGGGACGAAATGGCGCGCACATTATCGCTTAGAACACCGGCACAATACCGGTTATAATGGCAATGTCGTTGAATTATAAATCATTGTGCATTTTTTATAACCTGTTTTTCAGAGCGAAACACGGAAATGTCGTGAATATAATGATAGACTTTAAACATTTTTGCCTTGATGTAAATAAATACATTCTTTGAAATGAGGTGTGCGTAATAAAATAGCCATTTCAGAATGTATAGCGCGGTTAAAAAAACGATGTTCATATTATGTTGCAATGACAAAATGGGTCCTATTTTATTGGGCACAAGGTTGAAATCGATTTTACTTCCGTCATTGAAAAATAGACAGTAAACATCTCCAAATTCGTCCGCATATTTTGGATGACTGAGTTTTACTTGTTGAAACGTGATGCGGTTAATATCAAATTGTAACGAATCCTCTGTAATAAACTGTACTACTTTATTTTTTGTATGTTCATCGGGATAAACGATGCAGCAGTCGACGTCGCTACTATTTTCGAAAAATGTGAAATTTGTAATGCTTCCAAAAAAATGAATATCGATATTTGGGTTGTGTTGTTTTAGTCGAGTGATGTATGCGATCGCTGTTGGAGACAGTCTATCTTTTATACTTTTTACATTATTATTTTCATTTTCATTGTAAAATATTGAATGATAGTGAACCGACATGTGAGCCAATGTTATATTCACAAGATAAAAAAATCTAAATAAATAATAAAATATAATTTATTTAATAATTTATTTATTATAAAAATTGAAAAAAATGTGTATAACGTGACAAACTCTAACCATGTCAGAACCAGCGATCTTCATCATGTTATTTGTAGGATTTGCTTTTGCGCCTCCTTTTTTGGAATGGCTTGGTATGCCAAAATAATGATTGAATCGAATCTTTCTATAAAGATTCATGCATGTTACAAAGAAATGTGATACGCCTTGTCGATTCTTCCTTTTCTTAATAAAGATTTATCTCTCTCGTTGATTGTATCGAGGTAGACATTTGACGTTAGAATGAGGATGGTGTGCGGGTAAAATCCCAAATCGGTGACTTTATCGAGCATTCCATTCCAATCGCTTTTTTCTCGAACTTGAATGAGAATATGTTTGTGCTGAACAATTTTACCATCCAGAACATCGAATAAAATTTTATCGCATTCTTCTAAAACGAGAACCAGCGGTTTTTCTTCATCTGGTGAGATGGCGCTATATACCCGTGACAACGTGTCGCCTGGATCAGTGGGTTTCCAAGAATCACAATAATATGCGCCAATTTGTTTTGCTAAAAGAAGTGTGAGCAGCGACTTGCCGCTTCCCGGTTCGCCGTAAATAAAAAATGTGCCACTTTTTGAAGCTTTTGCATTGACGATGGACAGCATGTCTTTGATAATATCGGATTGATAATATCGAGGTTCTTTTTGTAAATATTTTGTGGCATTATATTGACGTTCTGTGTATTCCCACCACCATGGGTTTCCGCGTCGTTCGCGTATTTTTATAATTTTTTGATCGACTTGTTCTCCAGTTTCACTAATTTCAACTTGGTTACATTTTTTTATGGCTTCAAAATGTGTGCGTCGTATTATAATATACATAATTTGACCGTTGTTTTGATGCGTTGAAGATTCTTGTGAACATATGTAACCGATAAACCATTTTCCATAGAAAAATCCGAATGGTTTTTCATTTTGAATGAATGTGGAACGTTTTATATTTAGTTTTTTTATCAGCGTATTACATTCGGTTTGGTCTGTAATTTTATAACCTTGGATTCGAAACAAGTGACCAATGAGAAGCGGAGCAATGAAAAAGAATTGTAATGATGTGAGTATAGAGAGAATGACAAATTCAATCATTTTATTCGAAAAATATATTTAGTTATTTATTTATTAAAATCAATAACTAAATATATTTATATCATTTATCAAGTTAATATTGCCATTCGGTGCTATATTTTTTTCATATTTTATCAGATTATAAAAAAATTGAATTAAACAATAGTAGTATAATTTGTAGTAGTATTA